GACCTGCTGATTGCGAACGGGATCCCGAATCCGGCGGAACGCGACAAATAGCGATGTCTTCGATTCTTACGGCCGGACCGCGCCAAGCGGCCCCGACCTGCAAACGCTTTCGGCGACCCGGCGCCGATCGCGGTAACAGCAGCACTTACATCGCGCCGCCCAAATCCGGCCGCCGGCGGCGGCGGTAGATTACCGTCAAGCGTGTTCGCAGCAAGGCGATGTCTCGCCGGCACGCCGGTGGCGGACCGGCGGGGCATGGCTCCTGTCCCAGAACCTCGAAATCAATCGTCGCGCTCTTCTTCCGTGGCCACCGGTGGCGAAGGACGGAGAGCCGATACGCGCTCGATGATCTGCTCCAACTCCGGCACTGTACGGCCTTGCTTGGCTCCTTGCTCTAGCAAGCTCTTGAAGAACAGGGGCGACTTGCGGCAGCTATCATCGTCGGGATAGCCGTAGGTTGCCTTGAAGGCATCTGCTGTTGCCCTAAAGATGTCGTCGCCGATCGCAGCTCGGATGGCCGACTCAAGCTCATCTTCGAATACGGCGTAATGCGCTCCGACCTCTGTCGGCGGGAAGTCCTGGGGGTCCTCCACTCCCAGAAGTCTCTGCAGCCTCCTGTTGGCTCCGGGTTCTGTCCCGCTGTCGGCATCGCCATCCCAGACGACATACGTCGGGATGTGCAGACCCGAAAAGATGAGGTAGATGCGATCGATGTTGTTCTTTCCGGCACAGGGGATTACGGCTATTCCCTCACTGTCCAGCGTCCGGCCCATGCGCAAAGCGGCGCCGGCGATTGCGCTATAGTCATCCGCCCCTTCGACCAGGACCACGACATCCCCAAAGAAGCCCTCATTGACCCACGGCGTCAAGAGGGTCGCCAACCGGGCACTGATGGATTCGGCGGTGAATGGAGTTCGGGGTGGCGTGTCTTGCGCTTTTTCCAGCTTCCCAGCCACAGCCTCAAGGCTATTTGCTGCGACTCTTGTGATCAGAGGAGGCCTATCAGTATCATCGTCGGCAACGGGACCCAGCTCGGGGTCCGGAACCTTGGTGAGCCGGCGCACACAGTGAAAACGCACAAGGTCTACAAGCAGCGGAGAATGAGTGCAGTAGATGACCTGCGTGCTGGCGGCGACTCCTTGGATCCTGCCTTCGGCGAGTTGCCAGAGAACGCGAGTCAGATGACGCTGTCGGTTCGGATGCTGATACAGCTCGGGCTCTTCGATTCCGAGGATCAAATGCGGCAGACGTTCCGGAAGCGCCCCGGCTGCCGCCTCCCCATCCGGAGATTCTTCCGTCTCCACGGGCTGCTCTGCCTGGGCTGCGGCCAGTTGCTGCAGCAGGGAGAGAATGAAGGCCCTTTGCAGCCCGTGCCCAGCCCGATCGACCGTGGTCCGGAATCCGTCCTCCTCGAGCCATGTGCTTGCCCTCGGCATCGGGATCGTCAGGTCGTCAGCCTCGAGCCAGCGGAGTAGGACCGCCGCTGCAGGCACGTAATCCCGGAGGATTCTCGTCAGATCCTTGCCCAACTGACCGAGTTGCGGCAGAACTTTGGGATCGATGAGGCCGTCGTATTCCGCCTGCGTTCGACTCTTGAAACTGGTGAAGTCTTCATTCCGGGCCAGGACGCTACGGACAACGAGCTCCATGATCTCATGGATCGCGCTACCCCTGGCGTCGGCGGCGTCGTTGGACGCTTCACGGACCGCAGGGACAAAGACGTACCTGGTGTGTCTCTCCAGACGGGCTTGCCCCACTTGGCGGAACCCGAAGAACTGGCCATCGTCGGGCCGCATCTGACAGCGCTCAGGATGCTCGTTTTCCCAGGCCTGCAGGGCCCGGTCGGCGGCGTCCGCACTGCTGGCCGTTGGCAGTTCGCCGTACTCGGGCCGGCCTCGTAACTCTGCATATGCGCTTCTGCGATCACGTTTCCCGGCATGGCGTCTTACTCCCTCGAAGTCAGGATTCTGTAGCCGGGTGCCATGATACTTGACCTCGGAACCGCGGATGATCTTCGTGACCGTCAGGGTCTCATGGTCCAAATACGGTCGGTAGAGCTCGTTTTCCTCCTCGGTCAGGGCGTCAAAAGTGACAGCTATCTCGATTGCCGCATCGTTATCCCGGTTGTAGTAGTCCTCCTGCGACACGGAAAGCGTGGTATCGTAGAAGACCCGGATCGCTCGGAGGAACGCGGATTTGCCGGCCCCGTTGGGACCGACCAACACCGTCAGCTTCTCGAAGTCGATTCCTTCATCCAGAATGCAGCGGAAATTCTTGACGTGAACTCGCTTTATCCGCATTTGATTTGCCCCCTATTCTGCCCGCTGAGGGCTCGTTACCTGGAGACCTTGCAGGGCCGCCATGGCAGCCCCGATCAGAATGGGCCTTGACACGCCCACGGCGTTTCGTTAAGCTCCTGTTCAGACGCCACGGGGGCTGGGATCCCGGGGCCCGGTGAAGGGGCGGCCATGCAGACGACGATCCTTGCCCTGGCCGATCAGGCCGACGACGCCACGCGCCGAGATCTCATCCTGGAGACCTGCCGCTACCTCGCGGCCATGCCAGCCGAGGACCTCACGGTCCTGAAGGAGGTTCTGTCCCGTCATTACCGCCCCGCTGCAATAGACGACGCTCCAAGTCAGCGGCCATCGCCGCCCCGCGCGACGATCCACCTGCCGCCAGGCCCCTGAGGTATCCCAACAGCTCCCGCTGCTGGGCCGGCGCTAGTTGCCGGAAACCGGCCAGGAGCTCGCGCTCCTCATCCGTCAAGTCGCCGGCGATGCCGGCCTTCGTCAGCGCTCCGCGGACCAACTCCACCGCCTGGCCTTCCTCGCTCGCCGGCGGTGGCCAGTCGGCCTCGTCATCAGCCAACCACTCCGCGGGCACACCTAATGCCCTCGCCAAGCGCATCCCGAGGTCAAAGCCAGGCCGGGATGCTTCGGCTTCGATCTTGCGGATGTTCCCTGGCGAGCAGCCAACTTCCCTAGCGACGTCTGCGTAGGACCTGCCCGCCCGGACCCGCCTCAGCTTCTCCGCCAGTTCCACAGCCACAGGTTACTCCGGTAACGGCTGCCCGGAAAAAAATCGCAAAAAAGTGGAAAGGAATGCTTGACGGCATCACCACAGATACGCTATTCGTGCCTGTGGTGACCACGAAGGGCACTGTAGTGACGGTTACGGAGAACCTGATGACGGGTTTCGACTACGACCCCGATCCCCTGGTTCGGGCCATGAACCGGAGGAAGCTGGAAGGCAAGCCCAGCGGGGTCGCCTGGGCGGCAAGGGCAACGGGCCTGTCCGCGGCGACGGTCAGTCGCGTCCTGAATCGGAACGGCGCCAGCCTGGCGGCAGTCGGCAAGGTGTGCAAGGCCCTCGGCGTGGATCCGTCCGAGGTCCAGCCAGCGGCGGAGCCAACGGCATGACGGCGGCGACGAAAGAGCATCCCGCCGGCCCCCGGCCGAGGGCGTCGGAGATGCCGATGCCCCGGCGGCTGCTGAAACCGGCCCCGCCGAAGGCCGACCGGGAGCCGCCGAAGGAGCGGACGTTCGGCCGGCGGCCCAAGCTGATCGTGTTCCCCGCGGGCCAGCGGCCGATCGTGGTCCGCTGCTCGCCCTGGTGCCTGCGGTGCGAGCGGCTGAGCCGCCACGCGGGCAACTGCCCGGGGCTGGCCGGCGGGGACTCGGACATCGAGCCCCTCTGCTGGATCGACGCGGCGACGGGGCGGGAACGCTTCCCGATCGCCTGGAGCGCGGCGTGAGCGGCAGAGACGGCAGATTCGACACAGAGGCGCAGAGAGACAGAGGAAGAACAGAGAATGCGTAGTCTGGCGGAACAACTCAGCCCCTCTGAGTCCTCTGCGGCCCTGTGTCGCGCCCGGCGGCTGGTGGGAGAGATGCTGGCCGCCCCGAACCGGCCGGCCGACGCGGTCAACCCCTGGTGCCGGCTCTGCCGCGACTGGATCGGCAACGTCGCCGGCGGGGGGGACGGGGAGGGCGACCCGGACGGCTGCCACGGCTTCGGCGGGGCGGCGCGGCCGCAGTGCTGGCGGATGGCCGCCGCCGGCGGCGGCGACACGGATCCCGAGACGGGGGAGCTGGTCGATGCGCCGAGCGAGCTGAGCGACGCGGAGCACCCGGCGGCCGCGGGTTTCCCCCGGCCCGCGACGCCGGGCCACGAGGCGGACCCCGCGGTCTCCCCCCGCCGCGGGGCCGCCGTTGACGACGACGCGATGGGCGATCCGGTCCATCGCTCCTGAGTGTCCCGGAAACGTGCGAACCGACAACGGTGAATCACGGACGAGTTTTAACCCCCCTGGCGGCAGGGACGCGGCGCGGGCGGCGGGCGAGTTTTTTTCACCCCCGATGGCCAGGGGGGTGAAAGGGCCCGCTCGTGCCCATCGGACGGACCGGCTGGAGCTGCCAGGAGGTCGCCGACGCCCGCGGCGTGGCGGTGACCAAGGCCACCACGACCCTGCGGCGATTCGACCGCCAGGCCCGGACCTTCCTCGCCGCCGCCCGGAGGCTTCAGCCGGACGTCCGGGCCGACCGCCTCGCCGAGCAGTTCGTCGCCATGCTGACCACCGGCGGGGCGCTGTCCCGGCTGGACCGCCGCCGGCTGCTGGATCACGTCCGGCGGCTGGCCGCCGGGGCGGACCCCTGAAACCGACCCTCCCTCCGGCCGGCCCGGCCGCGGGGCATTTGGCCATGACGCAAGTCCTGCTTGTCCATCGACGCCGGGGCGTTCCCGGCGGATCTCTCCCGGATGTCCGCATGGCCGGGCCGGCCGGGCGGAGGGCAGCCAAGCCATGACGCAGGCGAAGGCACAGGACGAGGCCGCGGCCGGCCAGCCGGACCGGCTGGTGAGCGAGCAGATCATCCGGCTGAACGACGTGGCCGACTGGCTGCCGCGGCGGGCGCCGGGGCGGAAGGTCTCCCAGGTCACCCTCTGGCGGTGGGCGACCAAGGGCGTCCGCGGCGTCGACGGCCGGCGGGTCCGCCTGGAGACGATCAAGCTCGGCGGGCGGCGGTACACGTCGGTGGAGGCCGTCGAGCGCTTCGCCGCGGCCCTGGACGGCCGGGCGTGGAGGCGGAGGCGGGCGAAGCACACCGCCGGCCGGCGGCGGAGCGAGGCGGCCGCCGCGCGGGACCTGCGCCAGGCCGAGGAGGTCCTCGCCGAGGCCGGCTTCTACGACGATGACGACGACCCCGCGGAGGATGCCGCGGGCGTGTGACGGACCACGGCCCGCCCGCGGCGGGCCTGCAAAGGGAAAGGAGTCCGACATGGCACGGAAACGGAAGTCCGACAAGGGGGCCTGCCGGGTGCCCGGCTGCGATCGCCCGGCGGCCAGCCGGGGGATCTGCAAGGCCCACGGGGTGGCCCTCTACACCAAACCCGACAGCCCCAGGGGCAAGGAGGCCGCCTTCCACGCCCTGCCGTCCACGCGGCGGGCGGGCAAGGCCGCGGCCGGGTTTGGCCGGGCCCGCGCCAACCGGGCCGGCCGGACCGGCCGCCGGGGCCGGGGCGGCGACGGCGAGCGAGCCCCCGCCGCCCGCCGCCCGGAGGAGACCTGCGCCGAGGACGCCGCCGAGGCCGCCGAGGCCGCCCTGCTGGACGGCGTTGACGACGATCTGCTGGCCGGGGCGACGGAGTTGGGCGCCGCCGCCGGCTGCGTCCGCCTCCGCGTGCCCGAGGGCCTGGCCTTCGTCAGCCCGGCCACCGGCAGGGTCGCCGTGCTGACGGCCTCGGGGAGCATCATTCCCGGCCGGCTCGCCCTCGCCGACGGCGACGCCGACGCCCCGCCGCGGCCGTCGGTGACCGAGGCCCTGTGCGAGCTGGCCCGGCGGCTGGGCGGCCGGGCCGCCGACGTCGAGGCCGGCTGGCTGATCGCCGTGGGCGAGCACCTGCTGGCCCTGGACCGCGCCGGGCGGATCGGCCCGGCCCGGATCCACCTGGAGAGCGCGCCGTGAGCCCCATACGGGTCTGCCCGGAGTGCGGGCTGCGCTTCGACAGCGACGAGCTGGTGGTGACCGTCGACGCCGACGGCATCGTGGGCATCGCCTGCCCCAACGGCTGCCACCTGGGCCACGTCGGCCTATCGGCCCTGCTGGCGATCGCCGACGTGGAGCTGGAAACCGTCGCGGGCTGAGCGGCCCGGGCGGCAACGGAGTCCGAACGGTGCGGCATGGAAGGATGCAGACAACGCGCCGGGCCGCTGTTCGACGCCGCCGCGGTCGGCGCCCCCGCCCGCCGGCGGCAGGCCCACCAGGCCGCCGGGGCGGCGGTCGCCGACCGGCGGGTCAGCCGGCAGATCGCCGCCGTCCTGCGGGCCCTGGCCGAGCTGGGGCCGCTCACCCGCGAAGAGCTCGCCCGCCACACGGGGATCAAGGAGTCCAGCCTGTGCGGGCGGCTGCATCGGGCGGAATATCCCAACGCCGGCCGGCCGGCGTGGAAGCCCCGACTGGCCGCCCTGATCGACGGGACCGCCGAGGCGATCGCCGCCAGCGGGTGCAGGGTCAAACGGTACGCCATCACCGCCGCCGGCTACGCGGCCCGGCGGACCGGCCGCTGGCCCATCACAGAGGCCGCAGAGGAACAGAGGACCAGAGATCGGGAGTCGAAGGATGAATGAAGAGGACGTGGCCGATGCCGGCTTGGAGACGTGGGCCATCCTGGAGATCATGGGCCGCCATCGCGTGGCGGGGAAGATCTCCGAAGCCGTAATCGCCGGGGTCAAGCTGCTCCGGGTCGACGTGCCGGCCGTGGACGGCGACCCGGCCATGACGCAGTTCTACGGTGCCCAGGCGATCTACTGCCTGACGCCCGTCAGCGAGGAGCTCGGCCGCCGCGCCGCGGGGACGCTGCGGCCGTGCCCGATCCGTTACGTGGAGCTCCGGCACTTTCCCCAGCCCGCCCAGCCGGAGCTGTTCGACGACGCCGCCGAAACGGCAGAGGCCCTTTGAATCTCTGGGGCTCTGTGTCGAATCGCTGTTTCTCTGGGATCGAAGGAGCGACCGATGGACTCAGGGACGAGACGCGACGAAACGCCGCCGATCGTGACCGGACCCGGGGGTGAATACCGGCGGGGCTTCTGGCCGAAGCCGACCGCGGCGAACGGAGACCCCAACCGCCGCCGGCGGTTCGGTCAACTCTGCCACGCCGTGATCGGTGCCGTTCTTGTGGGCCTGATCCTCTGCTGGCCACGAGGCCCCAAGCCCAACCCCACCCTCACGCCCGGGCCCGTGACGCACGGCGTGGTCCTTCCGTTCGAGGAGCAAACTGCCAGGCAAGAAACCACGTCCGTAAGCAGCCGAGAGACGAGCGCCGCCGTGGACGCCACGGCCCGCGGCGGCAGGGACGTTGCAGCGCCCGTCCGGCCGGACGGTCCGGCCGCGGGCCCGGGCGCGGGCGTTCATATCGGCCGGGAGACAGCCATGAGATTCGAGATCTACCGGGACGCCGCCCGCGAATGGCGCTGGCGGCTGCGGGCGGGCAACGGCCGGATCATCGCCGACTCCGGCGAGGGCTACGCCGACAAGGCCGGCTGCTCCGACGCGATCGACCTGGTCAAGGCCGGCAGCGGCGGGGCGGAGGTCGTCGAGCTACCGGAGTAGTCCGCGGACGCAGAAGAAGAAACACCGTAGTCCACGGATCACACAAATTACACGAACGAGAACAGAAACGGATGTCACTGCTGTAATTCGTGCAATCCGTGTAATTCGTGGACTGAAAGGCCAACCATGACACGCAAGAGCAAGGCGCGAACGAAGGTGCAGACCCCCAACGTCCTGGCCCTGGACGGCGCCGACTACGACGACGGCAAGCGGAGCCTGGCCGTCGCCCCGGCGGAGATGCGGCGGACGGCCCAGCAGATCATCGACGCGACCGACGAGCACCGGCACCTGAAGATGGGCGGGGCGTGCATCCTGCTCATGGTCGAGCGGGCCGCCGGCGTGGCCGGGAAGCTCACCGCCGGCGAGCGGGTGAGCATCGGCAAGGCGTGGAAGGCGCGGCCGCGGGACAAGGTCCTGGCCGGCCTGGCGGGCAAGGACGCCGCGCGGGTCGATTTCCTGATCAAGCTCTCCGGCGACTGGCTGGCCCTCGTCGCCGAGGCCGAGGGCGCCGAGGGCGCCCTGGGCAAGCTGGCGGCCCTGATCGACCACGAGCTCTGCCACTGCGGCGCGAAGGTCGCCGGGGAGTTCCTCGAGCCCGAGAAGGTCCCCGAGCGGCGCAGGGCCCTGGGCGAGGACCTGATCGAGGTCCGCGACGACTTCCGCGACGCCGAGCACCGCTGCCTCATCCGCTACTACGCCCGCACGAAGGACGGCGAGCTCACCTGGAAGCTCCGCAAGCACGACGTGGAGGAGTTCCACGGCGTGATCGCCCGCCGCGGGGCGTGGTGCACGCCGCTATCAAAGCTGGTGGACGTGCTGCACAGCGGCCCGGCCGAGCCGCTGTTTGAGACCGCGGCCGAGGGCGAGGAAGCGGCCTGATCCACGAATGACACGAATTACACGGGTTGCATGAATGGTCCGCACGATAAATGAGCACGTTCTAAGGGGCCGACATGGAACACGACGCGGAAAGGGACAACAAACGCCACTGGCTTCGCTGGCGACGTCCGGGCAGGTCGGGCCTAAGCCTCTGGCACTGGACCGAGACCGGCGGCGGGTGGACGCACTGCGGGAAGGAACTCTACGCGGGCGATACCATCACCTGCGGCCATCAATACACGCCGCCGGTCGACCACTTCCCCCCCGAGGCGTTCTGCCGGGTCTGCCTCCGCGCCTGGCAGGGCTGGGAGGCGATCGCCAGGTCGCGGGGGAGCAAGCGGGCATGAGCCAGCAGGACGCGACAGGCCCGTTGATCGCCTGCCTCCTGCGGCAGGACTACACGGTTCGCGTGCAAGCGTTCCACGGCGGCCTCGGCGTCGGCTGGCAGTATGTCTGCAAGCTGTTCCACAAGCGTAAATGTATCCACCACGCCAGCGCCGCCAGCGTGCAGGCGGCGGTATTGGCCGCGGCCACGGGGGCCGCCGCAGACGGCTGGCACCTCGACTGGGGCCGCTAGCACGAATTACACGAATTAAATGGAAACTCAGAAGCTCTGCGACTCTGTGTCGAATCCGAATCCCTGGATCTCTGCGAAAAGGAGTCCGACATGACGACGGCAACAGCGACGAAGAAACGCCGGAGGAAAAAGCCGGCAGGCACGAAGCTGAAATGGCAGAAGTCCGGGCGGGCGCAGGTCGCCGACAGCATGGCCCAGATCGGCGACCTCGCTCCGGGGGCCTTGCGCTGGTGCATCTCGCCCGTCAAACCAGGCAACCTGCACAGCGTCCACCTCAGCAGCGAGGAGCTGTTGGAGGAGGGCCGCGACCAGCTCTCCAATCAGTATGGACGACTGCAGCCCTTTGCCACGCTGACCGACGCCAAGGCCGCCTGCCAGCGCGTGGAGGACGCCCTGCTGGCCGAGGCGGAGCGACAGAGCGCCGAGCTGCCTGGCCGGCAGGCAGGCACAGAGACGCAGAGCGACGGAGGGGTTGCCGGTTCTTGTTGGCGCCGGCCCTCCGCCAAGACCATGCTGGTCAAGATCGACGACATCGCCGTCGTCGCCGGCGCCAACGCCCGGACCGACTTCGCCGAGGCGCCCCTCCTGCAGTTGGCCGGCTCGATCAAGCGCGACGGGCTGCTCCAGCCGGTGGTGATCAACAAGACCCCGGCGGGCCTGGAGCTGATCGCCGGCGAGCGGCGGCTCCGCGCCGCCCGCGAGGCCGGGGAAAGCCACGTCGAGGCCCGCGTCTACGATGGGCTCGACGCCGCGACGGCGGCGCGGATGCGATTGAGCGAGAACCTCAACCGCCGGGACCTCAACCACGTCGAGACCGCCCGGGCCCTGCGGGCCCTGGCCGACGCCGGGATGACCGTCGCGGAGATCGCCGCGGAGGTCCGAAAGAGCGACGACTACGTGCGGAAGCACCTGGACCTGACCCGGCTGGCGCCGGAGGTCGCCGATCTCCTCGCCGACGGCCGGCTGCCGGTCAAGCACGCCGAATTGATCTGCCGCGTGGGCGACCCGGCCCGGCAGCGCGAGCTGGCCGAGGACGCGACCCGGCTGAGCTGGGACGCGAAGAAGAAGGCCTGGCGCGGCGTCAAGCGCGACTGGATGGGCCGGACCAATCGGAGGACCGACGAGCCCGCCCTGGACGATGGCGACTTCGTGCTGCCCATGGAGGACCTCCGCGACCGCGTCGAGGCGGTGATGCTCTCCCTGAGCAAGCACGGCTGGCCCAAGGGGGAGCCCTACGCCGGCAGGCGGGCCTGCGAGGGCTGCCCGGACAACACGGCCACCTATGCCGATCAGCCGACGCTGTTCGCCGGGCTCGCCCCGCGCGGCTCGGCGAAGCGGGGCCACTGCACCAACGAGGCCTGCTACCGGGCCAAGGAGAAGGCCTGGGAGAAGGTCAAGGCGAAGCGCAAGGCCGCCGCCGAGGCCAAGCAGGCCGAGCGGATCAAGAAGGCCCGCAAGGCCGGCCTGGACGTCTGCGCCGCCTGCGGCAAGGTCGCCGACGCGGATGAGAGCTTCGACGACAGCAAGGACCGCAAGCTGTGCCCACAGTGCCTCAAGCGCTATCGGAAGGCCAGCGAGCGCTCGGGCGCCGGCCACGGCTACGACGCCGCGCAGAAGCGGATGAAGGAGATGCAGCGGAAGTGGCCCTGGACGGCCGAGCAGCGCTTCGCCGTGGCCCTGTACGACTACGGCGTGGCGGTCGGCCGGCGGCTGCACGACTGGGCGTTGCAGGTCCCCCACCTGCCCGACGACGCCGCCGACGTGGCCCTGTACCTGGTGGCCCGGTGGGACGACTGGACGGAGATCGGCGCCCGCGACCTGCCCGACCCGGCCGTCTTTCTGCAAGGCGGCTGGGAGGCGGCGGACCTCCGGCGCTGCCTCTGCCGGATCCTCGAATGCAGTTGCATGAACGACGCCGACCAGCCGGGCGTCTCGAACTGGCAGCCCGCAATCGCGAACGTCCCCCTGTCCGACGTGGCCCTGGCCGACATCGCCCTCCTGGAGGCCCTGGCGGGCCACTGGGGCGTCGAGCTGCCCGCCCGGCCCACGGCCGAGGGCGTCCAGGCCGAACAGGGGGTCGCCGAGCTGGCCCAGCGGATCGGGGCGATCGCCAAGAAGCCCGACGGGCCGGCGAAGCTGACCGAGCTGCTGGACGGGCTGGGCGACCACGCCCCGCTGGACGCGGTCCTGGCCGACCCGAAGCTGGCGAAATGGAAGCGGGCGGTGATCTCCGAACACCGCACGCGGGCGGCGGGCGACCCGCGGGCGGCGGCCGCGGAACCCGCCGCCGCCGGCGAAGCCGACTCGGCGGCGCAGGGCGTGCCCCCCGGCAAGCGGACGCTGTACGAGCAGCAGGCGGCCCTGGTCCGCGGCGGCCGGCGGAGGGACGCCGTGCCGGTCATCGAGGCCTGCGAGGACCTCGAGCTGCTTCAAGAGGCCCTCGGCGCCGGCCTCACCGGCGACTGGCGGCGGGCGGCCGTGCGGAAGCGGATCGCCGCCCTGGGCGGAGAACCGGAAGCGGACCAGGCCGGCCAATGACCCCCGCTCGAGCCAGGGATGGCGAGACGGAAAACCAAATCCCGGCCGGCGCGGGGCGCGGCGGCAAAGGAGCCCCCGCCAAGGCGCTACGTCTGGCGGATCCGCCACTGGCGGCTGCACGAGCCGGACGCGAAGTTCCTCAGCGGGCGGCGGCCGACGCCGCTGGCCTACGTGCGGGAGTGGATCAACACGGACCCCACCGACAGGAGACTGACGACGCGGCATGAGATCGAAGGCATCCGGCTGGCCATCCTCCGTGCCGGCGGCGCGAAGCTGTACGGCATCTGGCGGCTGCTCGTCTGCTACGCCGCCGACCGGGCGGAGGGCCGCGGGTATCTGGTGGACCATCGCGGGCTGCCGGCGAGCCCCAGGCAAATCGCCGAGCTGACCGGGCTGACCCCCGCCGAGGTCGGCTGGGCCAGGCGGCTGCTGGCGGGGCCACAACTGGGCCTGCTGGAGCGCGTCCCCTGGACCCCCGACCTGGCGGCAAAGACCGCTCCTGGCGGCCCTCAGGCCCCTCCAACGGGCCATCCGGGGGGTCACCCGCACCACCGTCCCGACCGGGACGAGGCTTCCGACCACCGGACTCACGGCCAGGGCCAGGCGGCCGAGGATACACCCCGGCCCCCCGAGGCCCGGGCCGGACCGCCGCCGGCGGGGGGCGCGGCGGCCGGGGCCGGCGAGGCGGTCGCCGCCAACACCAACGGGAACGGCAACGCCGCTTGCCTGGCGGCAAGCGGCCAACCTGCGCAACGGAAAAACGGCGGCAACGGCCACGCGAACGGCGCGCGCCGAACCGGGCACACCCACGGCAACGCACGCGCCCACGCGGACGCCCACGGGGACGCCGACGCCAAGCCCGCGGCCGCGCCCCGGCAACCGCCCGGGCCGCCCGCGGCGGACGGCGCCGCGGCGGGCCGCCCCCCGACCGAGGCGGCCCCGGCGGAGGCGGGGCGGCGGGCCTGCCCCCCCAGCCCCGACCGACCGGATGATCGGGGGGAAGGCCGGGGGGAGCCGGCCGCCGCCGCCGGCGAGGGGGACGGGGGAGAGGCGGGCAGCAGGCAGACCCCGACCGAGGCGGCCCCGGCGGAGGCGGGCGGCGATGGCCGACCCCCCTCCCCGGGCCGCCCGGATGTCGCCGTGGAGTGCGAGCGGGACGGGGCGCTGTGGGCGCAGCTCGCGGGCGTGACGACCTGGGAGCGGATCGCCGACGACGACAGCGGGGCGGAGTTCGGCAAGGCGGTGTACTACGCCCTGGGCCTGCCCATGGGGCGGGTCAGCGCCCGGGCCGTCCGCCGGGAGGTCGGGTCGTTCCGGGCGGTGTGGGGGGCGGCGGCCAAGGTCCTGCCGGGCGGCTATCTGCTGGACCTGGCCGAGCGATCGCTGAGGCACGCGATGCACCTGGCCGCAGACCCGCCGGCCCCCGACCCGGCCAAGCCGGGCGCCCGGGGGAGCAAGGCGGCGGTCTGGGTGTCGGAGTTCCACCGCCGGGCAACGCGGGCGGTGGAGGCGTGGACCAAGGCCCGCGGGGCAGGCTCGGAAGGCGGTCCGGGTCCTCCGGGCCCCACCCCCTGATGCGGGTACGGGGCTAGCCCAATTTTCGAGCGAAAATGGAGTCTGAAAAATCAGTCGCGCACGGGCGCAACGTGAAACGCCGAAATGGGTTGCGAAAACGGAACAGCCCGCAGGGGCCGCCCTGAGGCCCCTGGCAGGCGACAGGAGCGAGCGGTGAATGGCGCGTGGAACCCGTCCCATCCTGGCCAGGTCGATTCGATCCCTGGCCCGCCAGGTCCATCGGGCGGAGTCGACGGTGCGCAAATGGATCGCCCGCGACGACTGGCCGTTCGCCCTCGCCCCGCCGTGGGAGGTCGAGAAGGTTCGGGCCTGGGCGGAGATCCAGCTCAAGCCCGACCCCGCCGCCGCCTACCGGAAGAAGGCCGCGGCCGCCGAGGCCGGGACGGGCGAGTTCAGCCGGCTGGGGCCCTACGGCAAGGCCCGCGTGCAGTACCTCATCGAGCGGTCGCTGTCGGTCCGGCAGCGCCGGCTCCGCGACGCGGGCAAGCTCATCGACGCCGAGGAGGCCCGCCAGCACCGGCTCCGGCAGATCCACGCGGTCAAGGCCGCGCTGCTGGCCCTGCCGCGGTCGGTCGCCAACGCCTTGGCCGGCCAGGACCGCTCCGGCATCGAGCGGATCCTCGCCGAGCGGGTCCGGGCCATCCTCCAGGAGTTCGCCGCCGGTGAACGCATCGACGACGACAAGACGACGGCCGCCGACACCGCGAAACCGCGGGCCAGGCGGACGCGGCGGAAGGCCGCCCGCGGCCGACGGGCCCGGCACAAGGCCCGCTGAGCCGACGTGGACGGCCGAGGAGCGGGAGGCCTGGGCGGAGCCGGAGCCCCTGCGGCCGAGTGAGTGGGCGGAGCGCCACCGGTACCTGCAGCACAGCAACATCCCGGGCCCCTACCGCAACGAGAACGCCCCCTACGCCCGCGGGCTCATGGACATCCCCAACGCCCCCGGCTGCGTGCAGGCCAACCTGATGAAGGCCGGGCAGATCGGCGGCTCGGAGGCCCTCCGCTGCCTGCTGGCCTACTGGGCCGCCCGCGACCCCGACCCGGTCGGGCTGACGCTGCCGAGCCGCGACAAGGGCCGGCAGATCGTCAAGCACGACGTGCTGCCGCTGTTCCGGCGGACGGCGGCCCTGCGGCGGCTGCTGGGGCATCCGGCGCGCGAGGCCCTGATCGAGTCGATCTCGCTGCTGAACGGGTTCCAGCTCGACCTGATGTGGTCCGGCTCGGCGACCTCCATGGCCTCCAACCCGTACCGGCGGGTGGTCAACGACGAGGTCGACAAGTTCGAGCCCTGGAGCGGGGAGGAGGCCGACGCGATCGCGGCGACGGAGGTCCGGCTGACGACCTACGGCGACCGCCGGTGCCAGGTCAACCTCAGCACGCCCACGACGCAGGCGGGGAAGATCTACCGGCTGTGGCTGGCGGCGACGGTCAAGCTGTTCTTCCACGTCCCCTGTCCCCATTGCGGGCACCGGCAGCGGCTCCGCTGGCCGCAGCTCAAATGGGCCGGCCTGGACACGGTGGAGAAGTGGCTGGCGGCGGCGCGGAAGGCCGTCAAGGCCGGCCGGACGTGGTATCGGACGGACAAGTGGACCACGCGGCTGCCGACGCCGGCGGCGCTGGCCGATCACGTCGCCTGGCTGACCGACGTGCGGGGGCGGCTCACCGCTGCCGAGGGCCGGGCCGACCTGGCCGACGTGCTGACTTCCGAGCGGGAGCGGCTGATCTGGTATGAATGCGAGGCCTGCGGCGGGCGGATCGCCGATGAGCAGAAGGTCGCCATGATCCGCCGCGGGCGGTGGACCACGGCGGAGGGCTTTGTCACCGGCGCCGACGGCCGCCGGCACGCCGACGCCGCCGACGTGAAGGCCTGGCCGCCGGAGACGCGGATCGGCTTGCAGATCTCCGCCCTGTACTGCCTGTGGATCCACTGGGGCCAGCTCGTGGGGGAGTGGCTGCGGAGCCAGGACGATCGCGAGGCCCTGTTCTTCTTCACGACCAACCGGCTGGGCGAGGCCTTCGAGTTCCGCCTGAAGCGCTCCAAGCCGGACCTGTACGCGGCCAAGAGCCGCCGGGCGAAGCTGAAGGCCGAGGTCGCCCCGGACTGGGCGTGGGTGCTGCTGGCGACCATCGACACCCAGGCCGACGGCTTCTACGCCGTGGTCCGGGCCTGGGGCGGGGCGATGATGTCCCAGCGCATCTGGCACGGGCGGCTGCGGACCTTCGACGAGCTGGACCGGCTGATCGGGGCGACGGCCTGGCCGGTCGCCGGCAACGCCTTCGCGCCGATGAAGGTCGCCCTGGCCCTGATCGACTCGGGGGGCACGACCGACCGGCTGCTGGACGTGTCGCGCACGCACCAGGTCTATAAGTGGGCCATCCCGCGCCAGCCGCTGGTGCGGGCGATCAAGGGCGCCAACCGGCCCGGGCCGGGGCTGTTCTGGCCGATGAAAGATCCGCTCGGCACCCCGCAACGCCGGCGGCGGGCGGCGGCGCGGGGCCTGAATGCCCGGGCCCTGCAGGCCTGGCTGGTGGACACGCACCGCTGCAACGACCTGCTGGCCGACCTGATCGCCAGCGGGATCAAGCCCGCCGCCGGCGACGATCGGCCCGACGGCCGGCCGGCGGAGCCGGAGCGGTGGCTGCTGAACCGGCGGAACGACCCCGAGTACAACGCGCACATGGCCAACGTCCAGAAGACCATCAACCCGAAGACCAAAGAGGAGATCTGGACGCCGGCGCGGACCGGCGTCCGCCACGACTACCGCGACTGCGAGGCCTACCAGGTCGCCGCGGCCTACATGGCCAACGTCCACCTGCTGCCGGGCAGCGACCAGGTGATGGCCTGGAAGCGCCAGGCGGCCGAGGGCCCGCCGGCGGCGGCGGGCGCCGCCGAGGGCCCCGACTGGATCGGGAAGCGGGACGGAGAGTGGCTGTAGGCCCGAGCAAGGGAGTGCACGATGGGAAAGACGACGAAAAGAGACCGGATCGACACAGAGGCCGCAGAGGCCCAGAGAGGTCAGAAGAAGCGGCCGAAGAAGAAACGGCGGGCCCGGGACGAGGCGGCCGGCCGCGGGCGGCTGGCGAAGGCCGAGCTGCAGCGGGCGATCGCGGAGAAGTACTGCCGGCGGTGCAAGAGCCTGGGCCGGTTCGCCATCACCGGCACCAAGGGCCGCGTGCGGCACCTGCGGTGCCTGGTCTGCGGCCAGGCCGAGCAGATCGCCGTCTGACCACAGAGGGCGCAGAGGAACGGAGATTTGACATGGGCAACAGGCGGCCGGGCGCGGCCGGAGACAGTCGCACAACCGGCAGCGCCGCCGATGCGGGCACATCGGCGGTATTTTGCACGCCCGGCCCGTAACGGAGATTCAGCAGTGACAGTCGCAGAACCCGGATGTCCCGATGGCACATCGGCGGAAGGCCGCGGCGGGCTTGAGGCGCATCAGCCCGGCCCTGCGGCCCCTGGCCGTCCCGATCCGCCAGCTCCACCCCGACCCGGGCAACGTCCGCCGGCACGACGAGCGGAACCTGGAGGCGATCGCGGCCAGCCTCACTGCCTACGGCCAGCAGGCCCCCGTGGTCTTCACCCGCCGCGGGCGGCGGAAGGTCGTCACCAAGGGGAACGGCGTCCTGGCCGCGGCCAAGCGTCTCGGCTGGACGCACCTGGCGGCGGTTCCCAGCGAGCTGACCGGGCGGGCGGCCAGGGCCTTCGCGATCGCCGACAACCGCGCCAGCGACCTGAGCGAGTTCGACCCCGAGCTGCTGGCGGCGCAGCTCGCCGAGCTGGCCGACGGGGACGCCGGGGAGCTGGCCGCCCTGGGCTTCGACGCCGAGGAGATCGCCGAGCTGCTGGCCGCCCCGGCGGGGCGGCAGTCGGCCGAGACGCCGGCGACGGTGCGGGAGTTCTTCGCCGACCGGCCGCCGAGCTGGACGTGGGTGCTGATCGGCGTGGAGACCGTCCGCTTCCACGAGGTCCAGTCCGCCGTGGAGCGGGCGGCGGGCGTCGACGGCGCGGTCGTGAGGACCTCGGTGACCGATGACCCGGCAGACCGATAATCAGTTCCTCTCGGCCAAGCTGGCCGTCCGCCGGCACATGCTGGCGAGGTTCCACCGCCCGAAGGGGGCGGGCCGGCGGCGGCCCATCGTCCTGGACGCCTGCCAGGGCGCCGGGGTCATCTGGTCGGTCCTGCGGCGGGAGTTCGACGTGGCCTACCAGGGCGCCGACGTCCGGCCGCGGGCGGTCGGGGTCAAGGTCGACTCGGCCCGGCTGCTGGCGATCCCCGGCTGGCGGTTCGACGTGGTGGACATCGATACCTACGGGGAGCCCTGGCGGCAGTGGGAGGCCCTCTGCCGCACCGCCCGCCGGCCCGTGACGGTCTTCCTGACGATCGGCCTGATCCGCCCCGGCGGCGGCAACGTCTCGGCCTACGTCCGCCGGGCCCTGGGCACCCCGCCGGGGACGCCCCGGGCGATCCTCACCGGCCTCGCCGTGGAGATGCTGCCGCGGCTGCTGCACCACCCGCTGCCGGCGGGGATGGAGATCAGCTACGCCGTGGAGGGCTTCCCCCACCGGACGGCGAGGTACCTGGGCGTCCGGCTGGGGCCGGCTGGGCGGGGCGGCTGAGGGGATTTCCGGGGAAATCTCGCCCATCGCGGTAAAGCCCGTCCCCGGGCCCGTCTACGGCGGGGAAAAATGCGGGTTTCCGGCGGTTTTGACTCGGCGGAAGTGCTTATAACGGCTATACTTGTAGCAGATGCAGGGATGGGCATGACAACCGATCTGGGTGCGATTGAGGCCCGCCGGCGTCGGCGGGCAAATGCCAGAGGCGGGGCCCGGGTGCCGTCGGGGATGACAGCCCGGACCCCGCTCCGACATCAGGTGCGTGGATTGTACCACGCGGGAAGGAGAGAGCCATGCAACTGTTCGAGAAATACCGCCCGGCGACCCTGGATGGGATCGTCGGCCAGGAGGCCGCGGTCGGGCTGATCCGCCGGATCATCGGCCGGAGCGGCTGGGACCGGGACGCCCTGTGGATCGAGGGCGACACGGGCACGGGCAAGACCTCCACCGCCCAGGCCCTCGCGCGGGAGCTGGACTGCCCGCCGGGGAGCTGGGGGTACGAGGAGATCGACGGCGACAAGTGCACGGTGGACGAGGTCCGCCGGCTGGACGAGACGGTCGCCCGCTGCGGCCTGTTCGCCGAGGAGTGGCGGGTCGTCATCGTCAACGAGGCCCACGCCATGACGGCCCGGGCCATCCAGGCCTGGCTGACGTTCCTGGAGAAGCTCCCCGCCCGCTGGCTGATCGTGTTCACCACGACCGAGTCGCTGAGGGACCTGTTCGGCAACTTCAATCACGCCTTCGCCGGGCGGGTCAAGGAGATCCGCCTGACGAAGTTCGGGCTGGGCGAGGCCTTCGGGAAGCGGCTGCGGGAGATCGCCAGGGCCGAGGGCCTCGACGGCCGGCGGCCGGCGGACTACGTCCGGCTGGTGCAGGCCAACCGCGGGGACTTCCGCCGCTGCCTGCAGCTCGTGGAGATGGGCGAGATGGTCCGCCCCAGCCGGCTGACGGAGGCCCAGCAGAAGGCCGTCAAGAACCTCGTGCGGCGGACCAAGGCCCGCAAGCGGCGGAAGGCCGCCGGCGGCGGCAAGAAGGCCAAGGCCGGGACGAAGGCGAAGGCGACGAAGGCCCGCAAGGGCGCGAAGGCAGGGAGGCCGAAGAAATGAAGATCAGCAGGGCGATCTACGAGCCGCGCGGGGCCGCCGCGGAGTACTCCCCCCTGGCGGTGAACCTCTACCGCGGCTGCGGGCACGGCTGCGGGTACTGCTACGCCCCGGCCTGCCTGCGGACGGAGCGGGCGAGCTTCCACGGCTCGCCCGCACCGCGGACGGGGATCCTCGACGCCCTGCGGCGCGACGCGGGGCGGCTCCGCGGGGATCCCCGCCCGGTGCTGCTGTGCTTCACCTGCGACCCCTACCAGCCCCTGGAGGCCGAGGTCGGCCTGACCCGCCGGGCGGTGGAGGTCCTCGCCGCCGCCGGGGCGGCCGTCCGCATCCTGACCAAGAACGCCCCCCTGGCGATCGCCCGCGACGTGGACGCGCTGACCGCGGCCGGCGTCGACTTCGGCCAGACGATCATCTTCACGTCCGAGGCCGACCGCCGGCGGTGGGAGCCGCACGCCGCGCCGATCGCGGAGCGGATCGGGGCGATGGAGGCGGCCCGGGCGGCGGGCCTGCGGACCTGGCTGAGCCTCGAGCCGGTGATCGACCCCGCCCAGGCCCTGGACGTGATCGACCGGCTCGCCCCGACCACCGACCGGATCATGGTCGGCAAGCTCAATCACGACCCCCGGCGGGAGCGGGCCGTGGACTGGCGGGCCTTCCTGGCCGAGGCCCTCCGGCGCCTGACCCGCCACGGCTGCGGCTACACCATCAAGGACGCCCTGTGGCGGTACGCCGACGCGGAGATCCGCGGGGCGTGGCCGCGGACGGCCGGCGGGTAGAAACTTGAGCCTGCATGTAACGGCCAAGTCTGAGAAGCCCTCTTACCCAATCGGGCTTGACAGATTAGGCGAAGAGTGGTAAAATATTTCACACTGGAGGACAAGCGTCGGGGCAAGGAGGCCCGAAACGTCCCGGATTCCGGGCATCATTAGACCGGAGGCCCGATCAAATTTTTTTACACAGGGCCTTTCTTTTCCTGGCCGATTACGCAGAATGAGAAGGCAAGGTCACCCGTGACCAACGTCGCCGCCAAGCCCGAGCCTGTCCGCCTGGACTACTATGGTGGTCCGCGCGATGTCCTCGTTACGCCTCAAGACGAGGACCGCTTCATGATGAACGTGGAACATGCGGCCTTGGCATGCAGCATTGGGCAGAAGTTCATCCTCCCCTTCCGGAAGCAATTCGAGGAACGGCTCCTGCCGCTGCTGGCCGCTTGGTTACAGGAACGGCAGGAAGCATTCTGTGACGCTTATGTTACCTTGCGTGAAGGCTGTCTCCTTTTCTTGGTCGTTCGCGCTTCGGTTCCATACGACCGCAAGTTCGAGGAAGCGCTGGTCGACCTGAGCATGCGCGTCGCCCGCGACGAGGATCTGGACCGAATTGAGCTCCAGACGCTAGCGCTGCCAAAGGTGCACCAACGCGTTGTGGAGTCTTTTCTAGATTCCCGGATGGCGCTGCAATTCCAGCGTGCCAAACGTACGTGACCATTACGGGCAGGCAAACCGCAATCAGGGGGTCATCGATCACCTGCTGATTAAGGACCCTCCGTCGCCCGAATGGGTGGCGACGGTAGCTTTCTACAAGGCCCTCCATCTTGTCGACGCCGTTTTGGCAATGGCCAAGATACACCCTGCCGATCACGCGAGTCGAGAACGTCACCTTAAATCTGATCGTCGATATAAGCACATTTGCAAACACTATCTTCTGCTGCTCAACGTCTCGGTCATCGCCCGTTACTTGTCGGACAGGGGCGGCCGGGCATATCGGACGTTCACAGATTACATGGACTTGGCGGCGGTCAAAGATCAGGTGCTGAGTCACCTTCTGCACCAGGTCGAAGTCTCGGCGAAGAAGTTCACTGCTCCAGCGCCGCGCCCGGGGAAGCGCCCTAGGAAGAAGAGCTGAGGTCGAGGATTCCCCGCGTCCTGTAGCACTCAAATCGCTTGGTGAAGTGGAGGTCACAGTCTGCATTCCCAATGGTGCCCTCCATTCGCCTCAGAGCCGCCTGCAAATAGGCCATCCGGTGCCTCCTGGAAGGGGGCACAGGGCTCAAGACCGCCTGTCCGGCCCGGGAATCCCTGCCCCTCTGGGGCCCCTGCGGCTCTGTATCGCAGAAAAACCGCCCCGCAAGCCCCGGCCGCCGCTGGGCTTAGAAAAAACAGTCCACGCCGTGGACTGTACCCCCTGGTCAACGCCGCCGCCGGCGGCCGACACTGAGGGCGTCAACTGAGTGCCGCGCCGGGCCGGGACGCGGCAGAGCTTTGCGAGGCACGCCGGGCAGGGCTGCCCCCCTGACGGCGTGCCTCGCCTTTTTTGGGAGCCGGGCGTGACGACGCCGACGCCGACGGAAGTGGACGCCCTCGACGACTACTCCTACGCCCAGATGGCCAAGCTGTGCCGGCGGGCGATCGTCACCCTCACCGCATCCCCCGACCAGACCGTCAAGCTCCCCGACGGGAGAGAGTTCACCGTCCAGGACCTCGACCGCCTCCGGCGGGCCGAGCAGACCTACCGGCGCCTGGCGGCCGAGGCCGCCGAGACGACCCGCCGGGCGGGGGTCGCCGAATTCGGAGCGCCGACCGCATGAGCCACTGGCTGGACAGCGCGATCGCCGCGGTCGCCCCGCAGTGGGCCGCCCGCCGGGCCCAGGCCCGGCTGGCCCTGGCCGCGGCGACGGCGCGGGCGACGGCGCTTCAGCAGCTCGCCGCCGCCGGCGGACTCCATCCGGAGAGTCGCTACTTCGACGCCTCCCGACAGGACCGCACCAGCAAGGACTGGGGCAAGATCGACACGTCGGCCGACGGGTCGATCCTCGGGGAGATGACCCTGGCCAACGCCCGGGCGCGGGCCGCCGTGGTCAACGACTGGGCGGCGCGCGGGATCGTCAGCGCCTTCCGCCGGCACGTCGTGGGGATCGGGATCACGCCGCGGTCGGCCGCGCGCGACCCGGAGACCGGCGAGGAAACGGAGGCCTTCGCCGCCTTCAACAAGCGGATCGACTGGCTGTACTACCGATGGGCCCGCCGGCCGGAGCTGTGCGACACCGAACGGCGCAAGAACATCCCCGAGATCGACGGGCTGGCGGTCAGCGAGCTGTGGACCGTCGGCCAGGCCCTCTGCGTCCTGAACTTCACCCCCCGCCGCGGCCAGGTCGGCCTGCACGTCCAGATGTTCGAGCCCGAGCAGCTCGACGGGCTGCTGACGAAGAACGACGACACCGGATACGAGATCCGAAACGGCATCGAGATCGACGAGGCCGGGGCGGCCGTGGCCTATTGGGTGCACACCGGCAAGCACCCCGCGGAGGCCTACGGCAGCAGCGCCGAGCGGATCCCCGCCCGCCGCGTCCTGCACGTCATGCGCCAGGAGCGGGTCCGGCAGACCCACGGCTGGACGCAGCTCTGCGCGGCCCTGGAGGACATCTACCAGCTCAAGGGCTACAAGCAGGCCGAGGCCGTCGCCAAGCGGATCGAGGCCTGCATCGGCCTGCGCCTGCGGCACGAGCAGTGGTACAGCGGCGAGGGCGAGGCCACGATGCCCGGCCTGGGCGCCGCCCCCCCGACCGGGGGCAGCAGCACCGACGCCCGCGGCAACACCAAGGCCCGCCTGGAGCCGGGGATGATCCTGGACGCCGGGCCGGGCCGCTACTGGGACTCCCTCGCCCCCCAGCGCCCGGGCGCCCAGTACGAGCAGTACACCGACCGGCAGGTCCAGCAGATCGCCGCCGCCGCCGGCAGCGACTCGGCGCACGTGCAACGCAACTTCGCCAAGGGCAACTTCTCCTCGCAACGCCAGGGGGCGCTGGAGCACCGGCGGGAGACGGACCCGGTCCAGATGAATCTGCTGGTGGACCTGTGGGCCCGCCCGCGGCGGGAGCGGTTCAAGGTCCTCGCCGTCCTGCAGGGGCTCGTGGAGGCCCCGGGGTTCTTCGAGGACCCGATCCTCATGGCCGCCTACCTGGAGGACGACTGGCAGGGGCCGCCCGTGCCGTGGGTGGACCCGAAGAACCAGGCGACGGCCACCGACCAGGCCCTGCGCGACGGGCTGACCACGCTGCGGAGCCAGGCGAACCTGCTGGGGGGCGACTGGCGCGAGCTGATCGACCAGCGGGCCCGCGAGGCCGAGTACGCCCGCCGGCGCGGGGTGAGCCTGAGCTGGATCAGCGGGGCCGCGGAGGCGCCGGGCGAGACGGAGGAAGAAGACGCGGCGGAAGAACGCGACACAGAGGAACAGAGGGACGAAGAGGAGCTCGTCCATGCCTGAGCGGGCGACAGGGCGAGGCGCGACGGGCGCCGCGGCCGTGCTGGCGGGCGAGGCGGTGGCGGTGTGGCCGCCGGGGCTGGCGGCGGCGGCGCGGCGGCTGGGGCAGGCCCGCGAGGCCGCCATCGAGGTCGAGGCCCGGATCGATCGGGCCGGCGGCACGCCCCGACCGGCCGTCCGCCGCGGCGTGGCGGTGATCGACGTCGCCGGGCCGCTCTCCAAGACCGAGACGATCTACAACTGGTGGTTCGGCACGCTGACCTACCCCCAGCTCGTCGAGCAGATCAACGCGGCCCTGGCCGACCGGCGGGTCAAGGCTGTCCTCCTGCGGGCCGACACGCCGGGGGGGACCGTCGCCGGCGTCAGCGACCTGGCCGACGCGATCGCGGCGGCGCGGCGGAGCAAGCCCGTGGTCGCCTACGTCAGCGACATGGCCGCCTCGGCGGGCTACTACGCCGCCAGCCAGGCCGACCGGATCGTCGGCGACGCCGACGCCCTGGTGGGGTCGATCGGGACGATCCTGATCGTGGACGACTTCTCCAAGGCGTTCGAGCAGATGGGGATCGAGACGAAGGTCTACTCCTCCGGCGGCGACCCGTACCACGCCGAGGGCACCGTGGGGACGGAGATCACCGCCGAGCAGGGGAAGGACTTCCAGCGCGTCGTGGATGAGCTGGGGGAGATCTTCATCCAGGCGGTCCACCGCGGCCGGCCGTCCCTGAAGGGCAGCACGCTGAAGCTGCCCGACGGGCGGGTCTACGTCGGCCAGAAGGCCGTGGAGCTGGGGCTCATGGACGCGGTCGCGGGGTTCGACGAGGTCCTGGCCGCGATGCAGGAGGGCGACCTGACGGCGACGCGGGCCGGCCGGGGCGCGGAATCGACGGCCGCCGGCCGCTGGCAGTGGAACGAGGCGGAACACCGATACCAGGCCCGGCAGGGACGCCGGGGCCGAAGCAAATGAAGGAGCGAGCGATGAAACTGAACGAGGCGCAGATCAAGTACCTCCGGAGCCTGGGCCTGGACGCCGAGGCCGAGGAGGCGGAGACCACCGAGTTCGTCGAGGGGCTCAACGACGACCAGCGGGCGTTCCTGAAGTCCCTGGCCCAGGCGCCGGAGACGCCGGAGCCGAGCGAGACCCCGCCGCCGGCGGACGGGCCGGAGGCCGAGGGCGAGCGGGAGACGCCGCCGGCGGCCCCGACGGCCGAGCAGGTCGCCGAGACCGTCCGGGCCGCCGCCAAGGCCGAGCGGCAGCGGGTCGCCCAGATCCGCTCCATCGCCGGGACGATGGGGCTGGGGGAGGAGTGGATCGCCCGGCAGATCGGCGGGGACTTCACGATCGACCAGGTCCGCGAGGCGGCGATCAGCCAGGCGGCGGCCAACGGCCGGCCGATCCCCATCGGGGCCGGCAGCCGCGCCGAGGTCGGCGCCGACCGCGGCCAGGTCGCCACGGCCGCCGCGATCATGGACGCCATCCTGATCCGCGGGAACCACCCGCTGCTGGAGACCGACGAGCTCACCGGCCTGCCCGTCGCCGAGAGGCCGCGCAAGCCGCACGAGCTGGCCGGGCGCTGGCGGGGCAAGGCCCTGTTCCAGATGGCCGAGATGTTCCTGCAGATGGCCGGGCGGGACACGACCGGCATGAGCCGGCCGCAGATCGCCCAGGCCGCCTTCATCGGCGGCCCGCGGATCCAGTTCCGCGACCAGGCGGGGATGCTCACCACCAGCGACTTCCCGTACCTGCTGGCCAGCGCCCAGGGCAAGGCCATGCAGGCGCGGTACGTCATGTACCCGGCGCAGTGGCGGGCCTTCTGCGACGTGGTCACCGCCCCGGACTTCAAGACGCAGAAGCTCATCCGCCTGGGCGACTTCCCGACCCTGCCGGAGATCAAGGAGGCCGGGGAGTACGGCTACGTCAAGCTGTCCGAGGAGCAGGAGACCTGGGCCCTGGCCAAGCGGGGGCACATCTTCCCGCTGAGCTGGGAGGCGATCGTCAACGACGACCTGGGGGCCTTCGGCCGACTGCTGGTGGCCCAGGGCCGGGCGGCGGCCATGACCGACGACGTGGTCGCCTTCGCCATCGTCACCGGCAACCCGGCGATGGGCGACGGGAACAACCTGTTCGACGCGGCGAACCACTCCAACCTCGCCCAGGGCGGGGACATCGGCGCCCCGTCGATCGCGACGTACAACGCGATGGAGCTGGCCATGCTCAGCCAGCAGGGCGTGGGCAGCAACGACTACATCATGGCCATCCCGGCCGTGATCCTCGCGGCCGTGGCCCTGAAGGGGACGGTGAGCACGCTGAATCAGTCCCAGGACGACCCGACCGCCAGCAGCGACGTGCGGCGGGCGGCCAACATCTGGCGCGACCGGCTGAACCCGGTCCACCACCCGCTGCTGGACGCCAGCAGCTCGACGGCCTGGTACGTCTGCACCGACCCGGCCGTGCAGCCGGCGGCGGTCCTGGGAAGGCTGGAGGGCTACGTCGGCCCGCAGCTCGCCCAGGAGACCGGCTTCGACGCGGACGTCCGGCGGTACAAGGTCACCCACGTCGTGGCCGCCAAGGCCACCGACTGGCGGCTCTGGTACAAGAACGCCGGCGCGTAACGCAGAGGTCTCAGAGAATCAGAGGAACAGAGGCTGATATGACCGGACCCGCCGCCGGACCGGCGGGCGCGACGGCCGACAGCGTGAGGCCGGCCCCAAACGGCCCGGCCCCGACGGACCGGGGCCGGACACGGATCAAGGACGATCGACATGGGAACCACGTACAAGGGCAAGGGCGACATCCTCGAGTGGACCAACGGCACCGGCAGCGACGTGTCGGCCGACGAAGTGATCGTGCTGGCGGGCTACCTGGTGGCCGTGGCCCTGGCGGACATCGCCAACGGCGCCTCCGGCAGCGTCAGCATCATGGGCAAGCACGAGCTGAGCGCCACCGCCGCGGAGGCCTGGGGCCAGGGCACGCAGCTCTACTGGAACACCTCCACGAGCAAGCTGACGGCCGACGAGACGGCGGGCTACCCCCGGGCCGGGATCGCCGCGGCGGCCAAGGCCGCCAGCGCGACCACCGCCGTCGTCCGCCTCGGCGTGCACGCCGCCGGCGGCGGGGCGGCGGCCGGCGGGGCGGCCGACTGGCAGGAGTCCGTCGCCGACAGCCTGGACTTCAGCGCCGCCGAGCCGGCGGCGCCGTCGGTCGGCGACCGGTACATGAACACCGGCAGCGGCGCCAGCAGCGAGACCGCCCAGACGGTCGCGGCCAATGAGCTGCTGGTCTGGAACGGGACGGACTGGACCCGGATCACCCCCACCGAGGGGATGATGGTCCTGACCGAGGACGACGGGGTCCTGTACGGCTTCAACGGGGCGAGCTGGGTCGCCCTGGGGACCCTGGCCAACATCAAGGACCTGACCGACGGCGGCAACGCCGACGCCCTCCACGTCCACGACACGCCGGGCATCACCGACTACGCCGTCGGCAAGGCCAAGCTCGCCGAGCAGGCGGCGGACGGCGACGGCAGCGTGTTCGTGCCGTTCACCCTGGAGTTCGACGTGGACGCCTCCGAGGGCAACATGGAGTCGGCCGCCGTGCCGGCGGGCATCGTCATGGTCGTGCTGCACGCCCACGGCTACAAGAAGACGGCCAACGGCGCGCACGGCGACGATCAGATCGCCCTGCAGGACGGCGACGGCAACCAGATCTGCATCGCCGAGCTGAACGGGGTCAACGACACCGTTCACTTCGACTTCGCCGGCCCCCCGGACGCCACGCACCGGGAGATCCCCGCCACCAAGAAGCTCACGGTCGTTCCCGGCGAGAACGGGGCCGGCCAGGGCGACGCGAAGATCCTGGTGGAATGCGCCTGGAAGACCGCGCCGTAAGCCTGAGTCGAACCGCCGCCGTCACGGACGGAACCCGGCCGGCCGGGAGAACGGACTCGCCCGGCCGGCCGCGGCGGCTGGCACACCCGAGTCCGGAAAGGAGTCTGCGATGCGAAGTCTCATGTGGATCCTGGGGGCGGCGCTGCTGGCGATCGGCCTGGTTCTTTGCAGCACCGGCTGCAGCCACAACCTGCTCAAGACGGACGGCGGGGAGGTCCTCCAGCGGACCTCCGACGCCTCCGTCGCGGTCCTGGACGTGGACGGCAACCAGTCGGCCGCCTACCACGGCGTCGGGCCGACCCTGGTCAAGCAGGACAACGAGGGCACGTGGGCGACGCAGCCGGGGCCGCTGACGATCCTGACCTTTCCGGTGCCCACCGGCGGCCTGGCGTACATCATCAGCCCCAACGACACGGTGATGAAGGACGTCCAGTACACGCCGGCGCCGGCCGCCGGCGAGCCCGCCTTCAGCGCCGCGGAGATCTCCACGCTGGTCTCCGAGCCCCTCAAGCAGCACGTGCAGGCGGTGACCGTGGCCCTGGCGGCCCTGGAAGGCATGACGAAGGCGGAGGCGGAGGCGACGGTGAGGAAATGGGAGGAGGCCGGGAAGGTCTCCGCCGGCGTCCTGGAGCTGCTGCGGGCGGTCCTGCCGCTGCTCTTCGCGCCGTAGGGCGACAGAGGACAGAAACAGCGTGCGACACAGAGACTCAGAGATTCAGAGTTGTTGTTTCAAGAAAAAGAAAGCTCTGCGCCTCTGCGCCTCTGTGTCGAACGCCGCTTTTTCTCCGCTTCTCTGCATCCTGAAAGGACTCTGACATGGAGATCGACCCGACAACACTGGCCTGGCTGGTGCCGCTGGTGGCGGTGCTGACCCAGGTGGTCAAGTCGGCCTTGCGGCCCGCGGACCGCTTCGTCCCGCTGCTGGCCGTGGGCGTCGGCCTGGCGCTCGCCGCCGTCGGCGCGGCCACCGCCGGCAGCGGTCCCGCCGGGATCCGCCTGGCCTCCGCCGCCATCCACGGGATCGTCGCCGGCCTGAGCGCCTGCGGCCTGTACGACGCCGCCGGCAAGCCGGCCATCGAGGCGGTCAAGCGGCTGAAGGAGTGAGCCCCGTGGGCCCCCGGGAACGCACGCCGCCGGAGCTGACCGGCGAGACGCCGGTCGAGGTCCCCCTGGCCGATTGGGTCCGCGACCTGGTCAAGCGGACGGCCAAGGAGGTCGCCTGCGAGGCCGTGCAGGCCCAGGCGAGCCATTGCGGCATCCGCCGGCTGTGGCGGCGCGTCGACTTCCTGACCCTCGGCCTGGTGGTCGTCGGCCTCCTCGGCGGCGGCGACCTGGCCGTCCGGCTGATCGAGCTGCTGAAGTAGTCCGCGAATTGCACCAACGGAGTTGCCGCCATGCTGGAAGCGGCGAGGCGACATCTGGCGGCGATGACCGACCGCGGGCTGACCGAGGAAGTGATCTACCGGCCCGACGGCGGCGACCCCCGGACCATCGACGCGATCGTCGAGCGGCCCGGGCGCGAGACCTTCGGCACGAACGCCCCGGCGCCGCGGTTCCGCGTCCGGGCGGTCAACTCGGCCACCGACGGGATCGCGGCGACGGAAGTGGACACCGGAAAGGACCGGATCGACGTGGCCGAGCGGATCGGCGGCGAGGCGACGAGCCGACAGATCACCCGGCTGAGCGAGCTGGACGACCCCGGCTTCACCTGCGTGGAAGTCCACTGAGCCCGGGGCAAGGAGCCTGATATGGCGGACAAGAAGGTCAACATCGCGGGCGTCGACCTGCACGTCAACGAAGAGAACCGGGCCCGGATGTGCATCGCCCTGGAGGCCCTGGCGGCCCTGATCGATAGCGGCGCGCTGAAGGTCAGCCAGCAGGGCAACATCACCGCCGACATCATCGACGCGGACATCGAATCGCTCATGGACGCGGCCCTGCCCTCCGGCAGCGACGACCCCCAGGCGGCCGTGACCGCCGGGGCGGCGTGGGCGGACATCGAGATCCCCGCCAACGCGCAGATCGCCGTCGTCCGCCTCAAAAGCTACGACTGCTACCTCGTCGCCCAGGCCGCCCGCTCGGCCGCCAATGGCGGGTCGGACCCGGCGGAGGACGGCGTGGAATTCATGGTCAACAAGGAGCACTACCTCTCCGTTCGTGGCAAGGCCGGCGGCGGCCTCTGCTACAAGAAAGTCGCCGCCGGGGCGGCCGACGTGACGCTGACCTTCCTGCTGAGTCAGTGACATGGCCCTGACCACCGCACAAGCCACCGGCGACTGGGACGTCGCCGGGACGTGGGACAACGGCGTCCCCGACGGGACGAAGGATGCGCAGGTCCCGGACGGCTACGTCGTCACGGTGCAGAACGGGGTGACCGCGCAGTGCCTCTCCCTGTCGGTCGCGTCCGTCGCCGGCAGCGTGGTCGTGGCGTCGGGCGGCAGCCTCGACATCGGGACGGGCGGGCTGCAAGTCATTTCCGGGTGCACGCTCACGCTGAACGACTCCTGC